CACGGGAGGGACTTCATCTTGTAATGATTCCAACTCTTTTGTAAATTCTGGTGGATAGAGATCCCCTCTCGTCGAAGCGATTTGACCTAATTTTACAAAGGTTGGTCCAAGTTCGAGGAGTTCTTCCTTCGTCCATCGACCCAATTCAGATTTATTTTGTACAGTGGCATTTTTCCATAGAAACTTACCAGCAAACTTCCATGTTTTCAACTTCCTACTCGGAACTTTGACTGGTACATGTTGAGCAACACATAACATTCTACTTTCTACAAATGTTTTTTATTTTCTTAAGTTACATAAATGGTAAAAGTTGCTAATCTTTTCAGTCCCGTCACAGGTCCAGCTGAAGTATTCGTGCGTACCCAACCGATTGTCTTCTCCCTCATCATCTTGTATCAAGGTCTTTTCTCGGGAAATGCGATTCAGATTCCCAATAGGCTCGGCGTGCTTTTCGATAACAAAGTGTTTCGGTTCACTTCCCTCATGCTCATCGCCTTCAGTGCGACCAAGGATATCGAATACGCCCTCTTCTCGACCCTCATATTCTTGAGTGTGATATATGCTTTGCGAACGCCTGAGGAGCGTAAAAAAACTGGGTTTATATAAATGCTCTTCGTCGTGCTTTATTTTTCATATCTCATATTAGGTCCACACTGGGAATCGAAACTTTTAACGGGTGAAAAATTCGCCATCGTAGATAGTGTACGCGAACTTTTCAGGCGCTCAATTTTCATATCATACGTCGCACTTCTCATGATCGCATGGTTTTTGTACAAACCTTCCCAGACCTCATTCTTCAGTGCGTTGATACTCACGATGATGGCGATGACTGGATTTCACCTCAAATATGGACCCGAGAAACCCATTCCCACGCATCTATTATTGACACTGTTTCTTCTTTACCAGGGTCGACAATACATGAAACCCCAACTGTGGTTGACTGTGGCTCTCATCGGATTTTACACGCTCATGCACGAAAAATTATATATCCCTTAAAAGTAGAATGAAGATTCACATCGTAGGAGCAGGACCCACGGGTATGTCACTCGCATGGGAACTTTTGAAAACAGGAGAACATGAAGTCGTCATTTACGACCGCAAGGACTCGGGTGGTGGATCATGGTGGGAACCGGATGACGAAGTCCGAGACCTCCACGCACACAGAATCGTCTTTGATCGCGCATTCGTGAACACACAGTCACTCTTTAGTGAGATGGGTATCGATTGGAATGAAATGTTCCAGGCGAAAGATAATGGGGAACATGTTGGTTTTGTCCTGCGTTCTTTGAGTGTCAAAGATTACGTAACCCTGATCGCGATGTTCGCTCGCGTTTTGTCACAATCGAACAAGTATAAATCTGTGTCCGTGAAAGATGCCGTCGGCACCCTGAGTGAAAAGGGACAACTTCTCATCGAGCATCTTCCACTGATCATGGATGGTGTCACATGGGATGTCATGTCCGCGCATGAGTTTGTACAAAACCTGAATCATGTTGGTCTTTCAAAGCCTTACACACAGAAGGTTTCTGGCAAGATTATGTGCGATGCCATGGAAAACGCAGTCATAGATGCTGGTGGTAACTTTGTGTTTAACGTGGAACTCACAAGTGTCGCATATGGCGAAGATACGTATATGGCCAAATTTTCGAATGGTACGATCATAGAAGATGGTATGCTCTTTTTGTGTCTCGATAACAGCCCAGCCCTAAACTTTCTCGCTGAAAACTGGGGTGAGGACGCAGACAAAAAAGTGCGGGAGAGTACGTATGGTGCCATCAATGTTCTCTTAGATTACGAAGATCCAATTGAAATTCAATCCGATCTCGAAATCGCTACGAAAACGCGGTGGAATCTTCAACCCAAGGTACTCTCCGATGGTAAAACACTTTCCTGTGTCATATGTGACCTCAACGAAGACATTCTGGTGACCAATCCAGAAATGCTCAAGTCGGAAGTACTCAAACAGTTGGGTCTTCCCAGTCCCAAAGAGATGCGAATCGCGTGGGGTGCCGAATGGAAAGGAAAGCGTTGGGAATTCTCGCAATCGTCAGGTGTTCTCAGTCTTCATGGACAGCTCCCTTTTTTTGGAAAGTGTTCGAAGGTTGCGATGTGTGGTATGATGTCTCCCAGGAAGACACCTTATTCGAGTATAGAAGCGGCTGTAGAAGTTTCAAGAGCCCTGAGTCACCAGCAATTTGGTACGAGAGAGCCTCTTCAGCCTATTCTCCTTTCTCAAGTGATTTCGATCACACTCGTGATACTTATAGTTTTAATTCTAGTGTACCGTAACAGAAATCAATGAAGTTCTCGGCGAAAGTCTACGAACCGTTATACGATTTCAATAATAAAAAGTATGTACGCCTTGTGATTCCTCAAAAAGTTTCTGAAATCATCGAGCGTACGCACACATCGAAGATGCATCTCATACAGAATTCAAAAATAGATACCCCTCTCGATGGTCATGTACTCACGGTGAAAGTTCCGTTCCGTTATAGGAGAGTGATGTGCGAGGTCAGGGGTCGACCCATACAGTCTCTTATAAAGGGTGATGAAGTGGAAGTTGTCGTAGAGTTCAAGGGTGCTTGGAATGTTGGAGATTACTCGGGCTTCTCTTGGATACTCTCGAGCTGTTCAGTGGGATCATGAGGAAGATCAATCTGGGTCAAGCCACCCCTTTTGAACCCCTCAAAAGTCTGGAGCATACCCTGAAGCCTGAATACTTCCTGAGTCATCTGCTCGATGTTCATACGAAGCTTCTTAATGTTCTCTTCGACGTCGACGATAGGCATTTTTGTACTCATTTAAAGTTTTTCCTCTTTAAATCAGTATGCTCACTCGGACTGGTTACTTGGTGAATACAGGTCCAATCCAAGAAATTAAAAAAGAACTTACGGTAAGACCCATCGTCAATGGGGACTTTGGATTTCCTCCACCACCTTTCAAAGTTTTCAGAGCAACTAAGAATGGAGTGTGCGTTCCAAGATTCTACGGAACTGCTAAACTTGGGAAGCCTAGTGAAGATCGAAGACCAGAACCAACCCGTATCCGGACCAGATTCGTCGGGCAGCTCAGAGACGCTACACACCAGAACGAAGCACTCGCAGCAGCAATTCAGGCAGGCCATGGCGTCCTTTCTTTACCATGTGGGTATGGGAAGACGACGGTTTCCCTTGCCATAGCCTGTAAGCTGGGATACCGCACGATGATTGTCGTTCACAAACAATTTTTGGCTGATCAGTGGCGTGAACGCATTCAACAATTCTGCCCGGGTGCTACGATCGGTGTCGTTCAACAGAACAGGAAGGAGGTTGACTGTGATTTTGTCATCGCGATGCTTCAATCTCTTTCCCTCAAGGAGTACTCATTCACAGACTTTGACACTGTGGGTACCTTGATTGTCGACGAAGCCCATCACATCTGTGCGAAGGTGTTTAGTCAGAGTCTCTTCAAGATGTGTCCCCGACATGTCTTTGGACTTTCAGCGACTCCAGAAAGAAAAGATGGTCTCACGAAAGTTCTTCATTGGTTTATGGGTCCAACATTTTTTGCGGTTGAAAGAAAAAATCAAGAACAGGTTGAAGTGTTTCCCGTGACTTTCGATTCAGCAAATTACAGGAACCCACCACCATCTATGCGTAATGGAAAGATTTCCATGCCCAACATGATCACAGAACTCGTCGAGGACAGGGCGCGAAACAAGATGTTGGTGGAACTTGTCAAAAAGGCTTCAGCTGGTACGAGACAGCTGCTCGTTCTCAGTGACCGTCGTCAGCATTGTGAACTTCTCCATCAATGTTTTCCCAAAACATCGGGTCTCTATATGGGTGGAATGAAGGAGGCGGCTCTCCAAGAATCTTCCAAGAAGAAGATCATCTTCGCGACATTCAGTCAAGCCCATGAAGGTCTCGACATTCCAACTCTCGACACTGTCATTCTAGCTAGTCCCAAGTCTGACATTACCCAAAGTATCGGTCGCATCATGAGAGAAACAAAGGGTAAGAAGAATGATCCACACATATACGACGTCCACGATCCGTGGTCTGTATTTACGGCGATGTATTACAAGCGGATGAAAGTGTATCGTCAAGGTGGGTTCAAGATTCATGGGAAGGTTGTCGAAGAAAAGAAGAGTGACTTCCCTCAGGGAAAGTGTCTGTTTTTATAATCTAAACAATTATTAAATGTCTGGCGCATTAATACAACTTGTGTCTAAAGGTGTTCAAGATGTTTATCTCATGAGTGATGAAGGACACTCATTCTTCCGTACGAAGTTTACGAGGCATACGAATTTTTCCCAAGCACCAAAGTTTATAAAAACAATTTCCGTCGATGACACGTCGATCACCATCCCAGTTTTGGGAGATGTCATCAATGGACTCTGGTTTGAAGCTGGTAGTAACAGTCGAGACAACATCGCATCGAATCTTTTTTATAATTCGACGATCGATCTCTTTATCGGTGGACAGAAGATTGATTCGCAACACTTTGATTATTTCAGTGAGATTTGGCCAAATTACTTAGCGGACACGTATAACAAGTCACAGGAACTCAACAACAAGGCTTCTCTTTCCAACAAGTTTTTTGTTCCGCTTCATTTCTTCTTCTGTGATCACAAGGCATTCTTACCCCTGGTCGCACTCCAGAATCATCAGGTTGAGATACGAATTAATTTCAACGAAGCGAACACTGCAAACATCCCCGAGACTGAAAAGCGGGCACATATGTATGGAAATTACGTGTTTCTCGATACGGAAGAACGAGAACGACTTGTGAAACGCTCGATGGATTTTGTCATTACCCAGACACAGCGAATCGAGTTTCCACTCGAAGCCATCACGGACAATGTGACGCAATCTGGTGGAAACAACACCTTTGACATTTCGGCATTTAACCACCCTGTCAAGTCCCTATTTGTTGGATTTGGTGCCAGTCAGATTAACCCAGCTCTCGATCGATTTTCGTTTAAAAACATGGACATGTACATCAACGGTACACCCCTTTTTGAAAATATGAGCCCGACGTATTTCCACACGGTCCAAAACTATTACAAGTCAACCTATGGTAGAACGTACTATAACCCTCCAACCCATTCACCGACGTACACGAGATACTTTGCGTATCACTTTTGTGTAAACGCTTCAGAATATAATCCATCGGGGTCATGTAACTTTAGTCGTCTCGACAACGCGAAGCTCGTGCTCAGGGGTGTCGAAGCCGTGAATCGACCCCATGCCTATGTGTATGCCGTCAACTATAACGTACTCAGGATCAAGGATGGTTTAGCCGGAATTTTATTCGGTAATTAATGTATATGGCGACGCAGGCAGAAGGCATTCTTGTCACGGCCGGCCAGATTTATGTCAACAGTTTAGATGCCGCACCCAGAGAGACGGATATTATTTCGGGTGTTGCGAGTATCGATGCTGGTGAAATCACAGCGGATGAGATTACAGTTTCGAATCTTAATTTATCCGGTGAACTGATCGCCACAGGTGATACACGGTTCACGGGAATCACGACGCTCAACCGCTCGACGGTGACACAGTTGGGTATAAACGTACCCACCGCTCAACTCTTCAATAATTTTCAGGTTGGTGTCGACGATTTTTCAATCGACACGTCACGTCAAGATCTTGTCGTCATCAACGGGAATGTTGTAGCCACAAACGTATTCATATCAGACACACTCAAAACAAGTTCCGGTACATTTTTAATCGACCAAAACGCATCGAACGTTTTGAAAATTTCTGGAAATACATTCTCTTCGAATGCTACGATAGGTACACAATTGACGGTCGGCTCTGAAGTTACAGCCGATACGGGTGCGAACGTCGCAGTCTTTAAAAACGGTAACGTTGTCGTACAAGATGGTTTCCTTCGGATCATCGGTGATGTAGACATTACTGGAAACCTGGCCATCACAGAGATTCCAGATTATACGAGTGTGAATAACCTCGTGGTTTCGAATGCTGTCATACAGATGGGTACAGGAAACAACGGAACGTACGATACGGCGGTACTCATGGTGGATCAACCGGGTGCCTCGAACATCTTCCTCGGATATACACAAAGTGATGACACGTTTAAATTATCCAGGACTTTTGGTGGACCGACGACAGATACTTTTACACTCGATACCTCAAACACGACAAACCTCCACATTTTAGGTGAGTTGTATACCCAAAACAACACGGGAATCGCAAACACTTCACCCATGCACACACTCGCTGTGGGTTCTAATCTGTACGTGGACGACACTGCGGGTACTTCCAACCTCCTTCACGCGAATGGGTATGGCTATTTTGAAGGTTTGCGTATCGGTGACAGTGGTCTCACTGTGGGTGAACTCATCACACTCGATGCGGACGCGGCGATTCCTATGGTGGTGACGTCCACGATTCAATCGGATGGTTTACAAACAACTGGTGTGAGCCCCGCGGGTATAGCGAATACGAACCCCACGGATACGTTGTCCATCGGTAATAAAGTATTCATCAATATCGCGGCATCAAACACACTCACTATCATAGGTAACACTGCGACGGGTAGACTCGTCACAGAATCTATTGTCGTACAGGATTTCATCGAGGTTGAAGGTGAATCCGGTATTTCGTCGGCGGCGAACGTCATCATTCACGGTGATATATCGGGCGGTGATTCGGTATCAAATACAGTGAGTATCAGAGCAGGTCCCCAGGCGTCGAACATATCCGCCATCGAAGTGAATGGTGGGAAAACATCCGCAAGTCACCAAACAGTTGTTTTCAAAACGAAAAACACGGAGCGTATGCGCGTCTCATCGGAAGGAAACGTCGGTATCGCGAATACATCACCCACGGATAGACTCACGGTTGGCGGTACGGTTCGTGTCATAGGAAGCAACGCCTTTACGATGGGTACCGCGACAAACTACATGAAAGCCTATTCAGATACACTTCTAAACCAAACGAAAATCGAGAGTCGTGTCGGTGCAGGCAAGGGTCTCAATTTCTACGCCAGTACGATTGACTCCATGGGTCTTCCAAAGATGACCATCCTCGAGACAAGTAACGTGGGTATAGGTACGACGACACCCAAGAGTCTTCTTCACACATCGGGTGGAACCGTTCTCATTAATGGCCCACTTCAACACACCAATAGTTTTAATAATGCCGGAACACCGCTAGTCGTGTCAAACACGACATCGATAAGTAACAGTACACTTGACTTGGCGAATGTTATGCATTTGACTCGCGAAGGTACATCCGTTCGAGATGGTGTACGTGCTACATTTAAGATGGGAAAATATGATTTGGAAGTTGGTAAGTCTAGATCTAAGCTCGACGTATTCCTATCCGACGACAGATACACCAGTGAAACGGAAGTGTTGACATTACGCGCGGATGGTCGTGTCGGGATCGGCCATACACAACCCACCGCGTATTTAGAAGTTAAATGTACGGGTACAGCTAATCCAGAAACAAACGGACTACTCGTACACAATCATGACAACGGAGATGCTATCATGGCCGCACAGGCTGATTCACTCGAGGGAAACGCATTCTCTAGTTTTATTCTGAGTGATGGTGCTAACCGTTCAGGTTGGTCGCTTGGTGTCGCGAACAACAATGATTTCAGAATTACACAAAATCATGAACAAGTTGTTGACTCTTCCGCTGTAGCGATGTACATAAGTGACAGTGATCGCAATATTGGTATCGGCACAGATACACCCCGAGGTAAACTCGAAGTCAACGGTAATGTCGTCATCGGTAACCAACTCACGTTTGGTGGTGTGCTCAACGATGAATTTGGTAACTCATTTATACGTGAGCGATTATACGATGTCGATGACGGTATATCCGAAGTTGTGTTCTTTAAAGGAACAGATTCAACTTCTGGTGCGGGTCCAGATCGGATCAGATCCATAGCAGCGGAACACATGTTCCAAATATACTCGACAAATACACCCATCACGGGTACTCTGATTGAAGATGCTATAGAAGTTGGAACAAATCTCGACCGCTCGTTGCTCTTACGCAATGATGGTAAAATCATGATGGGTGACCCAAACCCTTTACGAGAAGCGGCACTTGATGCGGGTACGACATTATTCGTGAATGGTGGTGTGGAGTTTGGTGAAACGCAGAAATTAAAGTTTGGTAAACTTGATATTTTCACATCCGGTGGTCTCATCAATACTTTTGATAGTTTAGACACATCACCGATCGTGTTTAAACAAAATGATACAGAGTACCTGCGTTTCACACATGAGGGTTTCGTTGGTTTTGGTACAAACGCACCGAATGCGAATGTCCACATTTATTCCGGTGTCACATCGGACATAGATGTTCTCAAACTTGAAAGTCCTGGAACGAACACGAAAACAGGTATTCGTTTGAACACGAACGATGGGTACGGTGGATACGCGCGAGGATACAATACCTCGGGAACGACTCATGGTATTCTATTAGGTGGTATGAGTAACGGGATCGAAGGGGATGGACTTCATGTGATTCATACGAGTAACGTGGGTGTGGGTACATCCGCACCCGCTGCGAAATTCCATGTGTATAACGGTGTCGCCCGGGTAGAAAGTACCACCTCCAGTAACGCCATCATAGAATTCAAAACAACTGGTGGTGTATCCAACATTTACGGTGACGTTTCAGGTAACGTGTATATCGACCCATATTCAAATGAGATGATCATAAACAGTAACCTGGAAGTCACTGGTGATCTCGCGATCGATGGTAAGATTGACCTGGGTAACCAGGTTGCCGTCGATCTCGGTGGTGCCACGGCGAACACGGCACTCCATGTCGGTGGTGGATTCATTTCCGGATCTAACGAAGTGGCATGTAAACGGTATTCTAAGACGTTTACGCGTTTGGGTGGTTCCAGTAAAGATATCCAATTACGATTCGGAAATGCTTCTTTCTACGCAAAGATTGTCGCCATTATACGACAACGGAACGGTGTTCCTACACCTGTCCGTGATATGAGTACACTCGTTCTGGAAGTTCAGGGTGGTACACATGATGGGAGTACATCCATTCTCGATGAACCAATCACAATAGGAACGAAAAATCTGTTTGGTGGGGACACAAACTACCCATGGAGTTCAGATGTAACCGTGGGCACGAAGGGAATTATCATCAAACCCAGTGACCTTTCCTCCGATCTCCAATATTCGTATGATATTCATGTGGAACTCATCTCATCCAAGGGTGGTAAACTCGTAGGACTTTATACACTAAATCCGAGTGTGGACAATTTTTCAGGTACGGTTCTTCAAACATACACATACTAATTCTACTACGAGGGAAGACCCCGCGGTAGACATAGCACATTTATGCCTTCATGGTATCAGAGACGGCGAGCACGATGACGCCGGCAATAAAAGCCATGATGACATAATTCAATTCAGTTTCTTCACGACCGATCAGAGGCTTCACCTCTTCAGTCTTGGACTCTACGACAGGCTGCTTCGGCCTGACCGGAGGTTCCAAATCCTCCAGCGGACAATACGCTATCATTTATATAGTAATTAGAGATTAATTTCCGTCTTCTTCTTTCGCCTGGTTCGCTTGGGTTTAGCGGAACCGCTGACATTCACCTCCTTCACTTCACCCCCAGTAGACTCACCGGAGATGGACATGATGTCCGACATATCATCATCATCCACGACACTCTCCTGAGCACCCCCACCCATCGTCGTGTTCATGGGGGGTGGTGGAGGCATCATGATACCACCCATCAGACTTGAGATGTCCACACCGGGGCCCTGCATCTCGTAGTTACCCGTTCCACCTACGGGAGCTTCAGTCGCTGGGCCTTCGGGAGACCGAGTGGTATTCTGAACCGCCGCCATCATATTCTTCACTAGGTCGGGATTCTGTTTCATCACGTCGTTCATGTTAGGCATCACCGACTTGAACATACTGTTCGTGAGGTGGAACATCATCGCCGAACCACCCAACATCATGATGAGCTTCACCTCGGGGGCGACGCTTACCTTGGAACGATACTTCACATACAACTCCTCAAAGACACCATCATAGTCATCGACATTCTCCATCACGGACTCGGACCAACCCTCGAGTTGAATCTCGAATGGGTTGTATCGCTTGTTAAGAAACTCCAGACCAGTCACACACGCTACGAGCATACGTCGAGAGAAACGAACAGACTGTTCCACATCGATGCTATACGTGATACGCTTCACCTCAGATCTCAGCTCTTCTACGTTCGAGTACGCGTTGAGTCTCTTGTTTACAGCAAACCCCTTCTTCTCCAGGCGCCCGAGCTTATTAATCAAGTCAGCCTTCTCTTCGTCAACGGATGTGTACCCCTTGGAGGGCTGCTCCTCTTGGCTGGGTGGCTCATCATCATAAAAGGTGGGTTCATCGTCTTCACCATAATCAACCTCTTCATCCTGAGTGGGTTGCTGAGGAGCCGACTGTTTATTCGGATTCACGAACGCATCCATCGCCTCTTGGTGTTGTTGAGGTGGTGGCTGACGCATGGGCTGACTCGGACGTGGCACAGGCCTGGGTCGGGGTACCGAAATCTGAATCTCATCCATGAGCGCCTGTTCATCCGCATCCAGTTTCATGATATTCGTGGTTCCACGGTCGAGTACGATTTCCTCGTCCATCTACTCTCTATATGGAAACTAAAAAATTACCTTTAACGCACTTTAAAAAAATGTATACTTATAGTAAATGTTCAATCTCAACAAGACGAACCGCAACGCGCTCACGTCGATCGGTGTCCTGTTTTTTATCATCGTGGCTCTCATGATGTTCCAAGACAAGAGTATGTACCAGCCCAGGCCAATCAAGGTGAAGATTTTGTCCACCGGGTCCATCTTCGAGCTGGAGAACAAGGTTGAGTGTACCCCCGGTCGCAAGCAGGGAAGTGCGTACACCAAGTCGTTGACCCCAGGTGGTCTCTGTGGTGCCCAGAAACTCGTGTCGGATCTCGCGTCCTACGAGATTGAAGATGGAATCGGTGGATCTTTAATCTAAGCTAATAGAAATGGCTCTCATCACCTCCCCGACTGAGACTATCCCCGATCTCAACTACGAGTATCATACCGTGACCATCGATTCTATCGGACAAGCCAGTGCGAACGCGTTCACGTGTCATCTTCAACAGCCCCTGAAGAATGTTGTTCAGGCTCGTCTCCTCGGTGCTCGTATTAACACGACGGCTGGTACCGAACACTGTTACGTCTCGATTGATCAGCTTGACACCATCTTCAACGATCGCGCTTCCAACGTTTATGAGGGTCAGTCGTCCCTGAGTGTTCTCCGTGGTTCGTTCGCGAGTCTCGTAAAGGATGAAACGACGACAGTCACGTTCAAAGATGAATATCCAGTCGCGACACAATACATCGATCCCATTCGTCGCATCGATCGTTTTGCGGTCACCATCCGTGATCAAACTGGTACACCCATCGCACCAGATGTGGGTAATAAACCAAACTTTTTAGTCATTCGTTTCGTGTGTCGAAAACCCAATTTGTAATTTTCTCCCGTTAGAGTAGTATACCATGTCTGCCGGTGTTGTGCAATTGATCGCCATCGGTGCTCAGGATGAATATATCGTGGGTAACCCCGAAATATCATTCTTTAGCTCAACATTCAAACGACATGCTAATTTTTCACAGTCCATCGAAAAACAAACCATCCATGGAGCAGTGAAAAACAATTCTATGTCCAGTGTTCAATTTGAACGATCTGGTGACCTTCTCGGCTATGTCTATTTTACCATCGACGATACCACACAGGCGCTCGACATACAGCGTTGGGACACGATCATCGATAAAGTGGAACTCTACATCGGTGGATCTCTCGTGGACTCCCAAGATGCCATTTTCACAGAGAAGATTGCCATCGATACGTTCGCTCAAAACGTTTCCAAGAGTGCGAATGGAACACATCCGGGTGTGAGTGCGCGTTCGTTTTTCTATCCGTTGCGTTTCTTCTTCTGTGAGGGACCCCAATGTGCCATCCCTCTCGTCGCACTCAATTATCACAACGTCGAGATTCGTATTCATTGGGCGACCGCCGCGTCTAATTATAACGTCGAGTGTTTCGCCAACTATTATTACCTCGACAACGAAGAACGCGGAAACATCGCGTCACGTAAGCACGATCTTCTGATCACACAGGTGCAGAAAAATATCGCTTCGGGTACGATCGTACAGGATCTCACGTTCAATCATCCCGTGAAATATCTCGCCTCTTCGGATACAACCACGGATGGTGCCCTCACGTCACCCACGAACAAAGTCAAATTGAACATTAATGGTCTTGATGTCGGTAATTACAAATGGGGTAAACCGCATTACATCGAT